TTATGAACACGGAGTAGATAAAATCTGGACTCCCCAAGAGCGTGACACGTCTGGTAAGATTAAGTTCTTGCATGTCGGAGCCGAGGCTACCCGCAAGGGAGGCTGGGATGTACTCCGAGTGTTCAGGGCTGCCTTCTGTGGCCGTGACGATGTGGAACTTACCCTAAAGGTAGTGAACGTTCCCTTTAACATCGAGCGTGTCGGCAAGACCAACATCATCAACCGCAAGATGGGTCTAGACGAGTTGGTTGGATTGTTCCACAGCCACCACGTCTATGTCTACCCGTCCTGGGGAGAGGGCTTTGGGCTGACGCCTTTGCAGGCGATGGCTACGGGTATGCCTACTATTTGTACCGCCGCGTGGGCACCATATGAGCGCTTCCTAGACCCTAATCTGAAACTAGACTCGGAGTTGAAGAAGTCTCCATGGCAGGAGATTCATCCGGGCAAGATGTTGAGTCCTAACTTTGACGACCTCGTTGACCTTATGCGTTATGCAGCCGACAACTATGACGAGGTTCACACCTTCGCTCAGAGCCAAACTGATAAGATTAAGGCTGCCTACGATTGGGATTCTCTGACCGAGGATGCCTTTGAAAACCTAGGTTCTAGGCTAGAAAAATAGTCGAAATCTCTGGCCTTAGAACAGTCCGGATGATACGATAGTAGAACACCAAAAACAAGAAGGAGGACAATTTCTTTGTCTATTTTGACAGATGCGGGCCAAATTATCGACCCGTACAGAAACTTCATCGCTGTGTCTCGCTACAGCAGATGGTTGGAAAGAGAGAACAGGCGAGAGACGTGGGAAGAGACTGTAGACCGCTACGTAGGCTTTATGCGTAACCACATGGACGACAATTACCCGAACGTCATTTCAGACAAGACGTGGGACGAGATTCGTCACGCGATTCTGAACCACGAAGTTATGCCATCCATGCGTGGACTGATGACCGCAGGACCGGCTCTACAGAGGGAGAACCTAGCACAGTTCAACTGTTCATTCATCGCTATTGACGATGTTAGGGCATTTGACGAGGCACTTTACATTTTGATGAACGGTGTTGGCCTGGGCTTCTCAGCAGAGCAGAAGTATGTTAGCCAGTTGCCGATTGTCAACGAACACTTTGAGGCCACCAAGTCAGTTATCTCGGTAGCAGACTCCAAGGCTGGCTGGGCTCGCGGTTTCCGTGAGTTGCTAGCCATGCTTTATGCCGGACAGATTCCGGTTATTGACGTGACTAACGTACGTCCAGCAGGCGCACGCCTAAAGACTTTCGGCGGTAGGGCTTCGGGTCCTCAGCCACTAGTTGACCTGTTCGACTTCACGATTGGCATTTTTAAGAAGGCAGCCGGTAGGAAGTTGACCCCGCTAGAGGCTCATGACATTATGTGCAAGGTTGGAGACGTAGTAGTTGTAGGTGGCGTACGCCGCTCAGCACTTATCTCTTTGTCTGACCTTAACGACTACGAAATGAGCAAGGCAAAGTCCGGAGCATGGTGGGAGTCAACTCCACACCGCCGCTTGGCAAACAACTCCGCAGTTTACTACAAGAAGCCAAGCATCGGTGAGTTCCTTACCGAGTGGGGTTCTCTGTACGAGTCCAAGTCCGGCGAGCGCGGTATTGTGAATATGGAAGGTTTCCACAAGTCACCATACGCACCACGTAGAGATATGTCTAAGATTCAGGGCTTGAACCCCTGCGCTGAGATTCTTCTACGCAGCAAGCAGTTGTGTAACTTGACCGAAGTTGTGGTTAAGCCTGATGACACCCTACAGGCTCTACAGGACAAGGTACGCATTGCAGCAATCCTTGGTACTATTCAGTCAAGCCTTACTAACTTCAAGTATCTACGTAAGGTATGGCAGGATAACTGCAATGAGGAAAGGCTACTAGGTGTTTCCCTTACCGGCCAGTTCGGTAACACGCTACTGAACGGCACCGAGGGACTAGGCGCGTTGGCTAAGACTCTAGAGGAAATGCGTCTAGAGGCCATTCACGCTAACGGTATTCTGGCAAAGGCAATGGGCATTAACGCTTCCACCGCTATCACTACGGCTAAGCCGAGCGGTACGGTTAGTCAGTTGACTGCCTCTAGTTCAGGAATGCACCCATGGCACAACGATTATTACCTACGTCGTGTCCGTGCTGACAACAAGGACCCGTTGACTCAGTTCATGACCGACGCCGGTATCCCAGCAGAGCCAGATGTAACAAAGCCGGATACTACAACTGTGTTCACCTTCCCGCAGAAGGCACCAGAGGGAGCACTTACCCGTAACGATGTTACGGCTCTAGAGCACCTAGAAATCTGGAAGGTCTACAAGCAGCATTGGACCGAGCACAACCCAAGCATCACGGTCTCCGTTAAGGAAGACGAGTGGATTGAGGTTGCCAATTGGGTTTACGAGAATTGGGAGGATGTTGGTGGAATCTCATTCCTACCATACTCCGACCACACCTACCGTCAGGCTCCATATGAGGATTGTGACGAGACGACCTTCAAGCAGTTCTGGGGCGATATGCCTAAGAGCATTGATTGGTCACTTCTCTCAGCCTACGAAACAGAGGACACCACGACAGGTTCTCAGACGCTATCCTGCACGGCGGGTAATTGCGAAGTAGTAGATATTAGAGCGTGATAAAGCGAAGCCCCTCAACTTGCGTTGAGGGGTTTTTCTTTTTACACTTATAGATAAGGAGGTGATTCAAAAAATGACAGAATCAAGACAAGACCCAGAGTTGGTCGAGGACCAGAACGAGGGCGTCGGTGACCCAGCAGCATATGATGGTGTAGCCGTTGAAACAGTTGACTATGACCACAGTCAGTTTGAATTGCCGGATGACTATGAGCACGGTGATGACGATGACTAATATCGCTCAGCACCTACGCCATTGGGGACTAAAGGTTGAGGAAAAGGAAGGATGGCGCGACCGTGGTCGCCCATACACCTTTAAGCCAAAGGCCGTTATCTGTCACCACACAGCATCCGGTAGTCTATCTGGTAACTTTGGCTCCGAGTCAGTTGTTACCTACGGTCGCTCAGACTTGCCAGGTCCGCTATGCCAGTTCCTACTAGGGCGCGACGGTACGGTTCAGTTGATTGCAGCCGGATACGCCAACCACGCAGGATTCGGAGGCCCACGTGCAGGAGTTCCCGCTAACATGGGTAACACCTACGCATACGGAATCGAGGCTGAAAACAACGGTATCGGTGAACGTTGGACCAAGGAACAACTTAACGCTTACTACCGCCTGTGTGCAGCGCTACTAGCACACATTGGAACCAAGGACGTGAATAGAGTCTTTGGACATAAGGAGTGGGCTCCGGGTCGCAAGATTGACCCGACCGGTATCAATATGGACGAGTTCCGTAAGCGCGTCAAGGCTGCCTTGGCTCAGGGACCTTCCGTAAAGACCGTTCGCCTATCCCGCCTAAAGCCAGGTAAGCGCAACGCCGATGTTGTTCTGCTAAAGAAGCGTCTACGTGCGCGTGGATATTTCAAGGCTAAGAATAACAACAACTACTTCGGTAGTGGTGTGCAGGATGCGGTTAAGCGTTTCCAGAAGGACCAGGGCTGGACCGGTCCCGAGGCAGATGGCGTCCCAGGAAAGCAGACCTTGAACAAGTTGGGACTTAAAGTCGTAGCGTGATATACTATAAGTGCGATGCTGAGTTAGGTGATTAGTCACCCCCGTTTGAGGTCGGTCGCACAAGTTGGGTAGGCTCCGTTCGTGCGAGTTTCTGCTCACCTTAGGATAGTTGCAGTTACCCGGAAGCCCCTGGCGCGTTTGCGTCAGGGGTTCTCTGGTTATATAATGCAAATACAATGAGTTTTGTTCTAGAAGCAGTTAGAGATAAGCCTATTGGTCTGTGGATGATGGACGATACCTCTCCACTACAGGACTACTCAGGATACAACCGCGCCGGTACCGTTACGGGCGCGACAACTGCCGTTGGCCTAGCCGCAGGAGCGGTATTCTCAACGGTTGTCAACAAGTACATTGTCGCTAACTTCGATGCCCCGGTATTCCAGCAGGGTAAGGAGAAGACGCCCTTCTCTCTAGAGGCTTGGCTATATCCTATTACCAAGACTACCGGCGAGGTCACCCAGGCATCACGAACCAACCTGATGCCGTCACCATCCTTTGAGGATAGTAGCCTGTGGGCCAGCGGAGTCGGTACGGCAAGCGTCACCACGACCGGTCAGTTCATTGGCAGTAAGCATTTGACAATTGCTGGTGATGGTGTCGCTACGTCTATCTACAGAACAAGCATTCAGTACCAATACGCCTCTTCCCCTATGGGAAAGACCTTTACGGCATCTATGTATATTAAGTGCAATACGGCGGGGTACGAGGCTGACGTTTATGTTAGCCAGGCACGTACGGATGGTTCTACAGTTATTCAGAACCGAGGCCCTGGCCGAGTAGCACTAACTGCTAACGTATGGACACGAGTTTCAACGACATTCACTATTAGCGATAGTTCTATCACGGACTGGCGCATGGGCTCTGCCCTGTTCAAGACTGGTGGCGGAGCGATTGCTGCCGGTGTCACCGTTGACCAAGATGGTGTATTGTTTGAAGAGGCTTCTACGGTAAATGCTTATTTCGATGGTTCATTTCCGAACGCTCAGTGGAACGGTACCGCGAATGCGTCCACCTCTACCCTGCTGCCAATTTCTGCGCGCATGAACCTGCTAAATAATCCACACATGGATGTAAGCGCTACCTATCCATTGCAGGGCAACGTGTCAAGACAGAACCTTGCCTGGGGTGACTCATCCAACCCGGTAGGATTGGCGACGGGCACCACGGTTACACCTGGCGTTGTTGCAGACGGTGTGACGTGGATTAGACTTGCCGTTACTGCCAACTCTAGCGCGTTCCGCAAGTACGTTTCCCTTTCTAATCTACAGAATAACAGGCAGTATGTGGCCTCGTGGGAAGTCTACAACGACACGGCATCAACTATTTCAATTAATGTTGACTGGTGTGACGCTGGAAGCACCAACTACAACATCGCTGCCGGTCAGCGCCGAATCGTGACAGCGACCGGCTCTAGGGCAACCTATGACAGCACTTTCAGATTTACAGACCTAGAACTCAACACCTTGAATACGTCAGTTCTGGTTCGTGAAATTATTGTTGAGTTGGGGACCGGGTTCAACACTTACTTCGACGGAGGCACCACGGCAGCCACCTACAATATGGCTAAGGGAGCATCGGTTGGGGCTTACAACTCTGACGGCTCAACGGCTATTGCCCCATCCACCAACACCTGTGTTGCCAATGGAAGTGCCAACTCATCGGTCAACGTTAGTGACTACTTCTCTACCGGCAACGCCTTGCAGAATGTGAAGGTAGATATGGGTTCGGTCAAGAGAATTGATACCGTTAAGGTTTGGCACTTCTTTAATGATGGGCGAACCTACCACAATACCAAGACAGAGGTCAGCGAGGACGGTGTAACTTGGACCACAGTCTTTGATTCAGCCGTGAGTGGAGAGTATCCAGAAACCTCAGCCGGGCGCACCTACACGCTCGCCGCGCCGGTATACGCAAGGTACATCAGAGATTGGTCTAATGGCTCTACTGCAAATGGTGGTAACCACTTTGTTGAGGTTCAGGCATTCTGCCTAAACTCTAGCGAGTGGACCCATGTATGGACAGGCACGGCGAATGCCTCTGTTGCCAACCAGCGCGGAGCCGGTGTTCAGTGGTGGTCTCTATCCCAGGGCGGAGTTAGTGGAAATCAGTTCCAGTTGACCGAAGGTGGCAAGACGTTTGCTCGATTCTTCGTACCGGCCAACCAGCAGGCAGCAATCTGGCGTTTGATTTTCGGCTATATGTTTGCCTCAATGGTCAGCGCGGGCGACACGGTTACCTACAGAATGAATATCCGTGGTGGTGGTGGATATAAGAATCTCACCACACCAACCGCAAGCATTACCAGGGGTGACGGTCTGAACGGCGCAGGAGGCATCTTCTCTGGCGTTACCCTTACTCCTTCATGGCAGGAAGTAGCAAGGTCAATGACTGCTACCACGAAGCCGGACGGTACGGCTGGGCTTTACTTCAACCTGCCAGGTGGCGCAACAACCGAGGACTCTTGGATTGATATTGAATACGCTCTTGTTGGTATTGGCGACAGCGCTACCTACCCAACCGTGTTTACCGGTGACAGTCCGGGTGCCGAGTGGTCGGGTATTGCCGGTGGCTCGTTCGCTAGAATGCTTGCGTCCGAGGGACCACAGCAGATTCTAAGTAACTCTGGTCAGTACGACGGACTGACCATGAATGGCACCAAGATTGCCTTTGGCACTAAGTATCTGACTTCCGGCGAAGCCAAGATTGAGTACGACTTGCAGGTGCCTCGCGCCGTGCATGTATTCGGTATTCACTCACCAGACAAGAACTCACTGTATGTAGACGGTAAGTTAGTGGGCGAGGTCGCCATCTCCGAAGACCAGAAGAAGGACAAGTTTATTGCAACCGATGGCAAGTTGTACTCGGGAACCACGTTGTCCTCTAAGGGGCTAATGCTAAACGGTGTGGCCGCATACTCATACCCTGTTCCCGCAGAGAGTGTAGCCCGTCACTACAGCGCCGGTAGGCGTAACGTAGGACCCGCAGGCATGCACACCTTTGGCGGAATCGTTATTCCTGTATCAAAGAACATGGCTGACGTTCTCGTAGAGCGTAAGTGGAACTCTGGTGCAGACTGGAAGAACGCCACCCTGAACGGAACGGTTGTGGACAGCGACAGGCTAGTCCCACAGTTCTCCAATGGAGTATCCGTTAAGGGTATGTGGATTGACAACTGCGACCTGTACGACGCCGGTACCGCGAACACCATCAACTCCGTAAACCTAATGTGGGATGGTGAAGGTGCGGTGGTCGAAGCCTCTCTAGATAACGTCACCTGGGAGACCGCAGAGCGTGGTAAGAACCTTGCAATTATTCCAGCAGGATTCAACCCCACCAACAAAGAACTACTCGTTAGAGTGTCCTTTCCGGGCGGTATCGCAGGAGACACCTCCTATGTAGACAATCTGACAGTAACGGTATTCAAAACTGGTGTCTCACAGGCACCTGGCGGTAGAACAGTGACCTACACACAGCCAGCGTATGTTCAGGATAACTACACTCCAATTGAACTGAGAGACGATTGGGGAGTTAAGTTGCCGCTGTCTACAGGTAATGTCACTATCTCGGCAGACACTACCGAGGATGCTCGCGTCATGCGAACCGCTGAGATTTGGATTAAGCCGTTGGCTGACCTGAACACGACATTTAACGTAAACGCTGCGCAAATCTATCAGAACGGAGTTGCCGCATCGCCCGCGCTAAAGACAGGCCAGTGGGTTTTGCTGCACTTGGTACTAGCGACTGACTCTACCGGCATCTTGCTAATCAATGGCCCTGCTCAGATTGGTCAGGTCACCATCTACGATACCGCCCTAACGGCTGCGCAGGTTTCAGATATCTACACGTCCTACGTGGGCGTACCGGCATGGCGAGTAGGCGACAATTCGGTATTCGCGGTAGCACAATCACCGGAAGCAGCCAACATTTATGCACACAATTGGGCAATTGAGTCCTCAGGATAAGCATTTCACGACAAAGGGCTAACACTATTTGCTATAAGAAAATGGCCGTGTTATTATCAATTCATGAAGTTAACAACAACCAACAGACAAGAAGTAGACGAAGTACCATTCGGTGTGTACGTATGGCAGACACCTGACGGGGAATTCCTGGGCGATGACGAGGGCAACTTTATGCTTATTCAGTCACAGCGTGGAAATCGTAAGCGTATTGCTCAGTTGGCCGAGGCTGCCAAGCACTACGGTTACCCAGAAGGCAAGGCAGTATTTTGGTCCGGCAAGCGACCAATCACAGATGACGAATACCAAGAGCAGTTGATGCGCGAGAAGTTGGGTCTTGTACCTGACCCGCTAGACATTGGTGCTCTTAGGGACGAAGCGAGGGCTCAGGGTCAGTGACCACATCGAGAATTGTTAGGGCAGCGGAAGACGACGAGGATAAGTCGCTTCCGCTACCTGTCGTTGAGCGAGTCGGCTATGTCAACATTACCAAAGCCGATTCGGAATACCGCGACCCATTCTCAGTATCCGGCAATGACATTAAGGCCATGTCAGGTACCGATGCTGTATTCAAGCGTCGTGTCACCAATGACCTAAAGAAGTTCCAGCAGGGCTCCGGAGGCCAGGCCAAGACTACCCGTATTGAGGACAACATCATTACCGGGTATGACGCTTTTGGCGTTGTCACTCCACCATATAACCTAGACTACCTAGCGAAGTTGTACGAACTGTCCAGCCCACACAAGGCGGCGGTAGATGCAAAGGCATCCAACATCGTAGGACTAGGTTACAAGTTCATCGAGACTCCAAAGACCAAGCGTGGCTTTGAGTCAATTGCTACTAACGAGAAGAAGACCAAGAAGGTACGTCAGACTCTAGAGGAACACAAGGAGCAGTTGCTTGACCTTATTGACGACCTGAACGAAGAGGACACCTTCACCCAGACGCTTATCAAGTTTTGGGTTGACTACGAGACCACCGGTAACGGTTACCTAGAGGTTGGCCGTAAGAAGGACGGCAAGATTGGCTACCTAGGACATATCCCAGCACAGACAATCCGTATTCGTCGCAAGCGTGACGGGTTCGTTCAGATTAGCGGTAACAAGGCAGTGTTCTTCCGCAACCTGGGAGACTCCAAGACCAACAACCCAATCAGTAGCGAGAAGCCGAACGAGATTATCCATATGTCTAACTACTCACCTACGAGTAGTTTCTATGGTGTCCCAGACATTATTGCAGCCCAGCAGGCAATCGCCGGTAATGAGT